GGACGAGGTTTTGGATTTTGTCCATTCAATTGATCCAGCTTATCGCGTGTCTCCCAAAACCCGCATTATGTTCAACGACACCACGTTGCTGGCTTTGCGGAAATTGAAAGACGGTCAGGGTAATTACCTGATCACCGAGGCCCCAGACGGCACTGGCCGCATGACGATTGGCGCTGTAACCGTGCCTTATTCGATCAATCAGGCAATGGCGTCGATGGCCACTGGCACCAAGCCAATCTTGTTTGGTGATTTTGGTAAATATTATGTTCGCAAAGTTGGCGCACCTTTGGTCATGGCGGCTGGTGGCAAAGACTTTTTGCCCGGCGTTGGCGTGGCTGGCTATATCCGCTTTGACGGTGAGTTGGCCGATGCTGCCGCAGTCAAGCACTTGGTGATGGCCTAATCTTAGGCGGGGCTTTAGCGGCCCCGCTTTTCCTGTTTTTGGAGGTTTGATTATGAAGGTTGAAATGTTGGTTTCTAGATGTGGGCCAAATGTGAACGATGCCGCTGGTGATATTGTGGACGTGCCCAAGGACGAGGCTAAGCGAATGATTTCCGCCACACCACCTCAATGCAAGATTGTGCGGGGCAAAAAGGCCGAGCGCGCGGTGTCTGGAGTAAAACCAGAAAAGGCCGTGAAATAAATGGGCTTGCGTAGTTTTCAATCATTGGAATTGACAATTCCAGCGGCGACCCTGCCTCTGACCTTAGAAGAGGTCAAAGATCATTTGGTGGTCGAGGGCGCGGATCGAGATGATTTAATTTCACAAATGATTAATTCTGCCACGTCTTACGTTGACGCGCTGGGCGTCTTGGGTCGGGCGATGGTAACGCAAACTTGGGGCCAGTGGGTCGGGAATTCACCGGGAAAGGTGTCTTTACTTATGGGGCCGGTTCAGAATCTTTCTTCGGTTAAATATTTTGACACAGACGGCGTGTGGACGACGGCATCATTCTCTGATTTCGAATTGCAGAAGGCTGGCGAATGGGCAGTGTTGAAGCCCGTTTCGGGGGCATCATGGCCAACAGCACGGGCGGGTCCCGCTGCCATCTGTATTAGTTATACAGCAGGATATGGTTCAGCGGATGACGTCCCTGCCTCGATCAAGCAGGCCATGCTTATGTTAATTTCGCATTGGTTTGAAAATCGGGAAAGTGTTATTGTCGGGACAACATCGTCCGTCACCCCCTTTGGGTTTGATGCTTTAATAAGTGGTCATCGATCTGGTTGGTATGGGTAATGGCGGCTGGAAAATACAGAGAGCGCGCAATTTTTGAACGGTTGAATGCCGAGGCTATAGATGCATATGGTCAGCCCCATAATGCTTGGGAGCCGCTGTTAATAAGGTGGGGAGATTTGCGGGAAACCCCGGGCCGTGAGCGGGTCACATCTGGGGCCGTGAGCAGCGTTGTAACGGCAACTTTGCGCGTTCGCTATTCGGTGGCGGCGCGCGCAATATTACCGGCTGACCGCGTGACAATTCGTGGCAATGATTGGAATATCCGCAGCGTAACGCAGGTTACACAAAAATCAAAACAGATTGAAATGTTGATCGAGCGCGGGGTATCGTCATGAAAATGATTGGGGCCAAAAGATTAAATAAACAACTTCGCAGTTTGCCGCCCGCAGTTGAGGCCGAATTGCGGAAGGTTGTCCAGAAAAGCGGCAAGGAATTTGTCACAGTCGCGCGGGCTTTAGTGCCCGTTGACAGTGGCGATCTGAAAAATTCGATTGAGGTCAAATATAAAAACCGTGGCATGACCGCCGAAATCACGGCAGGCGGCGCAACTGCGGACGGAATTATCAAGGCCAAGACCGTGGAAGGTGGTCGCAAGCCATCCTCTAAATCCGGGGCTATGGCGGCGCAGCCATTTATGCGCCGGACCGCGCAGCACCTTGGCAAAAAGATTCGAGGTCGACACAAGCGTGCTTTGGCAAAGGCAGTAAAGAGGATTGCAAATGGCTGACGGTTATGCCCTTGATTTGCAGCAAGGCATTCGCGCCGCACTGGTTGCCGATGCGGGGATTACTGCGCTGGTTGGAGCACGGGTTTATGATATGGCAATTTCAGCGTCGACCCAGAGGACACAGATTGCACATTAAGTGCGTTTGTTACCGTGTCGATTGAAGTGCATTCGCAATCAATTTCTGGGTCGGTTGAGGCCCAGCAAATAGTCGAGGCGATTTATTCAGTTTTGCATCGTGGCGAATTATCTGTGACTTTGGTAAATTATACGTTAGTAGAGTTAATTGAGCGCACATCGTTGGTGACAAGAAATTCCGGCGGCGAAGCATTTACAGGCGTTGCGGTATACCGCGCATTTCTAGACGCCTAAGCCCATATCCGGCCCTTGGGCAAGGTCGTGATTGTGAACGCCGTGAGGCGTCCAGTCCCATAGAAGGAGCCTAAAAATGGCTAAGCAAAAGGGCCGCGAGCTACTTATCAAAATCGACGCATCAGATGGACTGTCTTATTTGCCTCTATGTGGGTTGAATTCAAAATCTTTGACGATCAACAATAGCGTTATCGACGTTACCACGCCTGATTGCACAACCCCCGGCGGGCCGCTTTGGACGGAAACGCTGGATGGCACGAAGAATATTTCCGTCTCTGGCGATGGCATTTTTATTGATGAGGCAGCCGAATTGCAGTTAAACGCAATCGCCATGGCCAGCCCTTCGGAAGATGAATTTCAAATAATTATCCCAAGCTTTGGAACTTACGAGGGCGCCTTTAATGTCGATTCACTTGAGTATGGCGGGGATTCCGAGGGCGGCGTTACGTTTTCTTTGTCCCTTTCGTCAAGCGGCGAAATCACCTTTACGGCAGCATAATGATTGCCGCCACCCCTCCAATAAATGGCATCATTGAAACCTTTGGTGGTGTCAGTTATCCGATGGTTTTAACCATTGGTGGGATCGAGCGATTCGAAAAGCAGTATCGGGGCGTTTATGACCTTTATGATGGTTGGATGCGTAATGGCACCCGCGCAAATACAAGTGAAGTTCGGGACCTCGTGGCTTACGGTTTGGTCGGCGGTGGATTGACGGATGCCGAGGCAGACGCCCTGATCGCCGCCGAAGGAACGCGCGGCTTACAGCGGCTAGAATTGATTGCGGTTGGGCTGTTGGGGACTGCTCTTGTGGAACCAATCAGCCCAAGCAAGAGTAAAAAAAAAGCACCGGCCAAAGCCCGAAAAGGTTCGACGTAAAGTCAGTAATTAAGACCGCCATTATCCTAGGCATACCGCCGGATCAGGTTCGGGCAATGAACCCGTTGGATTTTAAGTTGATGGTTGAGGGGTGGAATGCGGCCCATACGCCGCAAAGCAATGAACCCGGGTCCAATGCGCCAACCCTTGAGCGCGCGCAAGAATTGATGGCAGAATATGGCTAGTGATCTTCAACAACTGAAAATCTTATTGCAGGTTCGTGACCGTGAATTTGCCCGGGCTTTGAATAAAAACACCGCCAGAATTAACCGGTTTTCAAAACAATCAAACCGCAGCCTATCCCGCACCACGCAGGGTTTTAACATGATGGCGATGTCAATGCGCGGCCTGTTGCCAGCTTTGGGCGCGACAGTTTTGATTGCTAAAACCAAACGGGTGGTGGCGGAATTAGACGAGATTGGCAAGACCGCTGATAATATCGGACTGACCACGGATGCCTTGCAAGAATTGCGGGTTATCGCCGAAAGTTCTGGCCTTACATTTCAAGAATTCACCAAGGGGTTTACCAAATTTTCTGTCAATGTTGGCGAAGCATCCACCGGCATCGGTGAGGCTGTCGATGCGTTTGAGCGTTTGGGGGTCAGTCTGTTTGATACCGAAGGTCGTTTGAAAAGTGCCGAGCAGGTGTTCAATGAGGTTGCAGACGGAATGGCAGGTTTCGAAAACGATTCCGAGCGGGCGTCTGTTGCGGCTGATTTGTTCGGTCAGCGCGTCGGGATCAAAATGCTGAACATGCTGCAAAACGGTTCCGATGGAATGGCGAAAATGCGCAAGGCAGCGCGCGATCTTGGCGTTGTTATTGAGGAAGATGTAATTCGTAAGTCTGAAGCCGCGCAAACTGAATTGGACCTCTTGAGCCGCAGAATGAACGCGCAGGTATCAACTGCTTTGGTCAATTTGATTCCGTTGTTATTAAGTGTCGGGAAGGCATTGGTTTGGATTACAACCAAAGCTGGTGAGGCCGCTGCAGGATTGAGGCTTATAGGTAGCGGGTTTGAAATACCAGAGGGTTTGAGAGACCCCTCGGATGCAATTTTCAATGAATATATAGCCGCATCTGCTGCTGTCAGGGATTTAGAGGATAGCATTTCCGGAATGCAAGATATGGCTGATCAAGGGGCAATATCTGGCGGTGATTTTCAACGACTTAATGAAACCACCGAAGCTATAAAAATGCAGCGGGCCGCTGCGGAGGAATTGTGGACAGCATATCAGGCTTTGCGTGAAACAGAAAATACCCCACCCCCACCGCCACCCCCACCGCCAGACGTTCTTGATGAGGGCTTTGGATTTTCGGCAGCAAAGCGCATTCAGGCGCTATCCCAAGAATTGGAATTGTTGGGAATGACGACCGATGCCCAAAAGTTAAAGCGCATTGAGATATCCGCAACGGCCATGGAAATTGACCTGATGAATGAGGCAATGGCAACGAACAACAGTATTTCGGCTGAAGAACAGGCTGTAATTACCGGACTTGTTGCCGCGTTCGAGCGCGAATCTTTGGCATTGCTGGAATCAACCGCAGCCCAGCAAGGCATGACCGGCGCGCGCGGTGCGGATGTTGAAGCTATTGAGGAGCAGGTTGATGCCCTTGATGAATTGGAGCAGGCAAACCAGCGTTTGGTTGAGGATTTTATCGACGCTTTGACGGGGGCCGAAAACCTGAAAGAAGGTCTTAACGATCTTTTGAAAATGTTTGTAAAGCTGGCCGCAACGTCATTCTTGCAAGGGCTATTCGGGGTGGCACCGAAGGATCAATCTGGCCTTGGAGCATTCTTTTCTGATCTCGGCGGTGGTCTTAATGGCCGTGCGTCTGGCGGGGCGGTGCAGTCTGGCAGTGCTTACATGGTGGGCGAGAGTGGCCCAGAGCCGTTTGTGCCAGCCCAGAATGGGCGTGTGTTGTCTGTCGCGCAGGCGCAAGGTGCGATTGGCGGCGGTGGTGGCATATCGCAGGAAATCAATATCAATATTTCAACCGGCGTTCAAAGCACGGTTCGGGCTGAAATCATTTCCATGATGCCGCAAATCGCCGAGGTTGCTAAATCGGCGGTCCTTGACGCCAATCAGCGCGGCGGGCATTTCCGCAAATCATTGCAGGGAGGTTAGAATGCCAACTTATCCGCTTACGTTCCCGAGTTCCCCAAATATTGAGACGTTTTCACCACGTCCGGTTCGGGCTGTCGGGGTTACAACCTCGCCCTTTGATTTATCGTCACAGGTTTCAGATCACCGAGGCGCGCTTTGGGTTGGCGAGGTAAAAATGCCGCCAATGAAACGGGCGTCGGCATATGATTGGGAGGTGTTTATTCTTGAATGTCGGGGAATGTCGGGCACGTTTTTAATGGGCCCACCACTGGCTGGGCCAACTGGCACCGGAACAACGGGTGATTTGTCAACGGCCGGTGCTGCATATGACGAAAGCCTTGCGGTTCAAAATGCAGGGGCCGGTGTGACGTTCAAGAGGGGCAACTGGATACAGGTTGGCACAAACCTAAGCGCGCGGCTGCATAAAATCACCGCAGACGCAACCGCCGATGGCTCGGGCAACGTGACAATCAATATCGAACCGGCCTTAAAGCAGGCGTATGGAGCAACAACCGCCGTCACGGTTTCCTCGCCAGTGGGGGTTTGGCGGCTTGGGTCAAATGATGTGGGGTGGAGTATCGGCAAAGTGGCAACATTCGGATTTGCATTTCCGGTCACGGAGGCGTTATGAGCCGGGGCAGTTCTGCGGCCATGATTGCCGCCCATGGTGGGGATCAATTGCAGCCGTTCAATTTGGTTCATCTTGCCTTTGATTCTGGTGATGTTCGGATTTGGACCGGACACGGGGATTTGTCTTGGGGTGGGTTTACATGGACCGGCGCGCATTCGCTGCTTGGAATATCGGCATCCGAAGAAACTGGACAGGTTGAGAGCAAAGGAATCACGCTGTCGCTGTCTGGGCTGCCGGCTGATATTCTTGCAATCGCGCTGGCCGAAGATTATCAGGGGCGGCGCTGCACGGTTTACCTTGGAGAGATAAGCGGCGGGGCTGTTGTGGTTGACCCTGTTGTTACCTTTCGTGGTGAAATGGATACGATGCCAATCACCGATGGCGGCACGGCGGCAACAGTTACTTTGAAAGTTGAGAACAGGTTAGTGATTTTGCATCGTTCAAGAAATCGCCGGTGGACAAGCGCAGATCAGAAAATAGATTTTCCTGATGACAAAGGGTTTGATTTTGTGCAGTCAATCCAAGAGCAACCAATTGAGTGGGGCCAAAATGGCTAGAATTGACGGATGGGAAGTCCGGTTAAATGACGTTATTGATGCTGCTCTGCATGAGCCGTTTGTTTGGGGGCAGCAAGATTGCTCTTTATTCGCGGCTAAATGTGCCGATGCGGTCAACGGCACAAGCATTGAGGCCAAGCACAGGGGCCGGTATAAGACATTGCGAGGGGCAACTGGACGAATGAAGCGGTTGGGCGGCTGTGAGGGCGTTTTAAGGTCAGAGGGATTTGTGAAGGTTTTGACCTTATTCGCGCAACGCGGGGATATTGTGATCATCAATCAAGAGGGCCGCGAGGCCATGGGCGTTATAAACGGTGGTAAGATTGTTGCTGCATCGCACGATGGGCTAGTGTTTTTGCCAATGACCGAAGCCGTGGGGGTTTGGCGTAAATGATGCTTTTTGCAATCATTGTTATTTTGGGTTTATCGGTAGCCACGCCAGCCAGTGCCGATCCGGTCACGGCATTTCTGGTAACGGCATTTCAGTCTTTGGGTTTTGGCGCAGTGGTTGCGACCGCATTGGCTGGATACGCGGTTAATGCCTTGATCAACGTCGCAGTTGGCCTGCTGACAAATGCGCTATTTGGCGGCGGGGCTGTCGCCCAAGGTGTTACCACCATGGTTCGGGAGCCAACAGCCAGCCATAAATTGATTTACGGCACCCGCCGCGCGTCCGGCCCGATTCTGTATATCGAAAGCACGGGTCAAGACGGTAAGTATTTGCACCTTGTAATCGTTCTTGCCGCCCATGAATGTAGTGATATTACCGATGTGTATTTCAACGAAAAACTGGTTTGGTCAGGTGGGACATATCAAGATGACTGGGCAGATTTTGCGCGCATTAAAACCCATTTGGGGGCAGATAGCCAAGTTGCCGACACGGATTTGGTGGCAGAAAGTAACAGTCATTGGACCGCTGATCACAAGGTTGCCGATCACGCTTATTTGTATGTCAGATTGCTTTACGATCAGGATCAATACACGAATGGCCTTCCGAATATTTCGGCAATTGTTGAGGGTCGCAAGCTGTATGACCCCCGCGATTTATCAACCACGTTCAGCGCGAATCCGGCATTGTGCATCCGTGATTATATGTTTGATACCAAGCACGGCATGGCAATCGAGGCCGAGGAATGGAACGAAACGGCCTGCATTTCGCTTGCCAATCTTTCTGATGAAAACGTCACCACGCTAGACGCGGGCACACAAGCAAGGTTCGAATGTAACGCTGTCGTGGATACGGCGGGCAACCACGGTGCGGTGCTGGAAGCTATGCTGATCACCACCCTTGGCGGCTTGACGTATTCGGGTGGCCAGTTTTCAATCTTTGGATCAGAATACCGGACACCAACAATTACGTTGACCGAGGCTGATCTTGCTGGGCCGGTGAAAATTCAAACCGCCGTGACAAAGCGGCAGAATTATAACGGCGTTAAGGGCCGGTTTTCGCCAGCCCTGAATAATTACACCGATGATGAATATCCCGCAGTGCTGTCTGCAACATATGAAACCGCCGATGGGTCGCCGCAATATCTTTCCGTTGATTTTCCGTTTGAAACAAATTCAGAACGTGCCCAGCGGAATGCTAAATTGCTGTTGAATAAATCACGGCAAAAAATCACGTTCACCGCCGAATTCAAAATGACCGCTTTTGAACTTATCCCGAGCGATAACGTGATGTTGACCCTTAGCCGGTATGGGTTTTCGGCCAAGATTTTTGAGGTGCTAACAGTTGACTTAAATGTCCATAAGGTCGGGCCAACGGTTACCCTAGCTTTGCGGGAAACTGCATCGGGGGTTTACGACTGGACCGCGTCTGATGCAGACCCATATCTAGCAGGCCCGCCCACATCTTTACCGAATCCGCTGTCGGTAACCGCCCCGACTTTCACAACTAGCGACGAGCTGCGCCAACAAGGTGCATCCGTGGTTATTGCTTTGATTGTTGATTTGAGCGCATACAGTTCGGTTTTTGTTTCGACCTTTATTGTCGAAGGGAAATTATCGACTGACACAGAATGGACAACTTTTGGCTCTGGCCTCCAATCGAAATTCGAATGGCTTGGCGTTCAAGATGGCGCGGTTTATGATGTGCGGGCGCGGGTGGTGACATTGCTTGGCGCGCGGTCAGCTTATCACCAAACCCAGCACACAATAAATTCGTTTGCAAATCCGCCCGCCGATGTTTCGAATTTCAACATAAACGTCATGATCGGGCAGGCGAATTTCACATGGGATTCTGACAATGATTTAAGCCTATCGCATTATGTGATGCGGTATTCGCCATTGCTTTCCGGCGCGGCCTATAATTCATCCGAAATTGTGGCGGTTGAGATTTCAACACCAGCAACCAGCATAAGCCTGCCCTACCGGGCGGGAACGTATTTCATTCGGGCCGTTGATCAAATCGGCAATGAAGGCGTAAGCCCGACAAGTATTGTGACAAATGTGGGGGTGGTTGAGGGGCTGAACGCGATTGAAACCGTCACGGAATCCACAGGTTATCTCGGCACTCATATTGGCACTTCCCAAAACTGGGATGGGTTTTTGTTATTGGAAAATGGCGATTACCTTCTTGCCGAGGATGGCGGTAAAATCCCGCTTGAACAGGCAACCGGTTCCGGCCTAATTATTCACGATGTTTCGGGGGCTGCGCCATATGGTGAATACATCTTCGGGAGCCTTGTTGATCTTGGTGCAAAATACACATCTCGAGTCGAGGCCAAAATTCAATTCATTCGGAGTGATGAAAGCGGCGAGTTATTCGATGATGCATCGGGTTTGTTTGATGATCGGCCCGGCCTGTTTGATGGTGGAGAATTTTCTGATGTAAATGCAAAATTGCAGGTGTCTTTGACAGATGATAATCCTGCTGATGTCGAGGCAGGCATCACGCCAGATGCGACGTATTACACTGGTGATGTTTTTTCAGTTGCTTATGCTGACCGCATCGCCGATTTTTTCTTGGCAATTGACGTGACCTTTCCTGCGTCACCAGCCGGTGGGTTGATAAGTGTTGGCAACACTGCGTGGGGAATGTGCATTGATTTTGACAGTGGGGATTTGTTGCTACGCTGCGGTGATGGTAATGCCATGCCTGATGTTGATACCGCCATAATTCGATACCCGTGGGCTTCTCTCGCAGGGAAGCGCGGCACGCTGTATTGTGGACAGGTGTTCTCAACCGCCACAATTTCAATGTGGTGGATTGAAGATGGTGATATTACATTGCTCGGCTCGAATTCCGCATCAAGCAATTATTCTAAATGGGCGAATGCAAACGCAGGAACGTGGGGTAGGAATATCCAAAATGTTGGGGGGTATGGTAATGAAATCACGAATTGCATCATCCACGAAGCTCGTTGGTATGCCAGTGAAACACCTCCAGAATTCCCAACATGGGGCGACTGGATTGATTTTTTCACTGGTGATTTTTCTGCCAGAGGTCTGAAATTCAAGGCGGTTCTTGAGTCCACATCCACAGGCGTATCGCCGCTTATCACGTCGCTGTCTGCAAGCGTTGATATGCCGGATAGAGTGATTGCAGAGGATGATTTGGTATCTGGAGCGGGTGCTTACTCTGTGACGTTCTCGCCAGCCCTTAAGGGTTTGACGGGCTTTGGCATTTCTGAAATCGCCGGAATGACAACTGGTGACACTTATGCTATAAGCGCAAAAACCGCAGATGGGTTTACCATCCATTTCAAGGATTCTGGCGGAACGTCTGTCAGTCGAATATTTGGATATGTGGCGCGCGGATACGGAAAGGTTGTTTAATGTCTCAACATGATTTCGATATTGCAAATCAAACATTCCCGCTAACTCGCGCGGATTTCAATCTTGGATTAAAAGCCCTTGCGTCAAATAGTTCTGGTGCCACCGAGCCATCAACGACATTCGCACATCAATTTTGGTATGACACCACGACCGATTTACTGAAAATGCGCGATACGGCAAATACCGGCTGGATTACGCTGGCATATTTTGATGTTGGAAATGGCCAATGGGAATTGCGGTCAGATGTAATTCAGGCAGTTTCTGCGGCGGGCGTGACAATTAAAGATAGCGGCGGGACAGCCTTGCTCGCTGTCGCCGCATCTGGGCAAATCACGGTTACCGGAACCATTGACGGTCTTGCCGCTGCGGCTGCAAAAGTCACGCCAGTTGATGCCGATCATGTCACCATTCTGGATAGTGCAGCGGCGAATATTCTTAAAAAGGTAACTTGGGCAAACATCAAAGCCACCTTAAAAACCTATTTTGACACGCTGTATGCGGCTTACGCGACCACCACAACCAACGGGCCTGTCGAATTGGCGACAACCGTCGAGGGTGACGCCGGCACATCGACAACCTTGGTGCCAGCGGTCGATGTGGTTAAGTCGATGATTGCCACCCATATTCCAAATATCGCCGCCGATGATTTATCAACAAATGGTTACGTTACTTTGCCAAATGGTCTGATTTTGCAGTGGGGGAAAGTTTCCACAACCACATGGACATTTCCAATTGCCTTCCCGACAGCATGTGTTTTTGTTTCCGTGACAGCAGACAGGACCGCCTCAACAACCAATGGCGCGGATTACGCAAATACGCTGACAACAACATCAGCAAATATCGTTCCGGGCAGTTTGCCTGCTTGGGTTTTTTCAATAGGATATTAAAATGGCTGACACAAAAATATCTGCTCTAGCAGCCTTGACGGGCGCACTTAGCGCAGCGGATGACATATTCCCTATAGTGGATATATCTACAAACGAAACCAAAGGCATGACGCGGGCCGAATTAGTTCTGGCAATCGAGGCCGAGGGCTTTACAGGGCCGGTTCTGATTGGGGCCGCATCCGGTTCGGCGGGCGCGAATGATCTGGCAATTGCTGGGTCATTATTTATTGGTGGAACTGGCGCAGCAAACGAGCTTGATGATTACGAGGAAGGCACATGGACACCGGATTTAGGTGATGGCACAAATTTTGATGCCACACAGACCGTTGAGGTCGGGTATTATACGAAAGTGGGGAATTTGGTTCATGTTCAAGGCAAACTGACAATATCGTCTTTGGGTTCGATCAGCGGTAATATCCGAATAGCAGGGTTGCCTTTCGCTTCCGCAAACGTGGTAGAGGGGGATGCTAACATATACGTTGGTTGGGGGAGCGGGTTGGCGGTTACTGCTGGTCAAGTTGTGGCAGGTTATATCCCCCCGAATACTTCGGTAATTTTGTTGACGCTTTGGACGGCGTCAACAGGTGTTGGGTTTATGACGGATGCCCATCTTTCTGCCGATGGGTCAATTGGATTTTCAGCCTCGTATATCGCAGCATAAAGGAAAAAATAATGGCACTTGTAAAGCGCACAGAAATTGACAAAATCGAAATTGTTGGACCCGACCGAACCATCCAAATTCGTGAGGTCACGATTATCGAGGATAACGGGGTTGAGATTGGCCGGTCAAATCACCGTAAAACCGTGGCCGTTGGTGAAGTGAATGTTGATGGTGATTTGGTTTCGCCCGATCTTGTCGGACACGGGAAAGAGATTGCCGGAATCGCTGCCACGGTGTGGACGCCTGCAATCAAAAGCGTTCATTGCAAGCAAGGTTGGAAAAGGTGACAGCCCGTCAGGTAAAACTACAGGCCATTACGGACAAGCTGGCAAAATAATCTAAGCGCAGGCGGCGCGTGAAAGGACAATATGACTGAACTAAAAGACAAGGCTGGAATAGACGTAAAACCGTTAACTGGCGATGAAATAAAGGCATGGCGCGAGGGTCACGAATATCGTGCGGCTATGGGGCTGATTTCCGCAAAGTGGCGAAAAGCCGTGATTGCGTTTGCGGCCTTGTTTGCGGCGGGGGCGGTGATTTGGAGTGTTGGGGTTGAGCCTATTTTGAAAAAACTTGGAGCAGGATAATGCGGTTTATCGTCAGGAATTGGGAAATAATAGCAAGTGTTTTTGTTGTGCTGTCTCTGATTTACTGGCTGTCCGTTAATGCCCGTGATACTGTTGCGCCTGACCGATATACGGCTACCGATGCCGCCGAGGATTTGGCTGTGATTGAACGACAAATAGAAGTTTTGCAGATTGAGGTGATGAGGTGAGAGAGATTAACGAACTGATAATTCATACCACAGCCACACCGAACGGTTGGAAATCAGACGAAAGTGTAAATGTCAAAATACGGGAAATCACCCGTTGGCATAAAGATCGAGGATTTCGGACAATCGGGTATCACCGAGTTATTGACCGTGACGGGACTGTGGGTATGGGGCGACCCTTTGCGGAAGCTGGAGCGCACGTTAAGGGCCGCAATAAAAAC